TAAATACAATAAGAATGAATTAATAAGAATAAATAAAAAAGAATATATATATGTCATTTGGAATGAATTGGCAGAAGAACTTGGTTTATCAAAAATCAAAATGTTAACAGATAAACGTAAACGAAAAATGGATGTACTTCTAAAAAAATATACAATTGAAGAAATAACTGAAGCTTTGGAAAAAATCAAAGAATCAGATTTCTTACAGGGAAAAACGAGTAACTGGCAGATGACATTTGATGATTTTATTGAAGAACGAAAGTTCATAAAATTACTGGAAGATGGATATAAAAACAAAAATGAAAGTAAAGCAAGCGGTATAAAAACTGATAAAACTGGAAGGAAAAAAATCGATCTGACGGAAGAGGATGTAATGGATACTTTGAAAGGTTGGGGATTACAATGACATTAGAAGAATTTACTCAAGCTTTTGTGAAGTATCAGGAATATTATCCGGAGCCAGTAATGTCAAAAGAAATGAAAAGTATATATTTTTTAGGTTTGAAAGATCTGACAGTTGAGCAGCTTAACAGTGCATATGTTGAAATAATCCGGACAAGAAATTTTCAGAAAATGCCTAAGATTGCAGAAATAAGGGAAAATGCATTGGGAGAAACAAAGGAGCTAATGAATTTAAGAATGCAGATGGCGAGGGAAAAAATATTATTTGCAATCAGGAAATATGGAATCTATCAGAGTGTTGAATTTGACGATAAAGGAATTCATGCTCTTATAGATAGTGCTGGGGGATGGCATAAGATATGTTCAATGGAGCAGAGAGAGTTTGAAGATTTATTCAGATACAATAATTTTGAAAAAATCTATGGAGCATACTGGAAACTTCCAAGGAATGTTAGTCAGAATTACCTGGGCCTTCATGATGATGGAAATGGGACAATGAAAATTAAATATATTTCAAATTCCGACATAGGAGCAAATGGGCAACAGAATAACTTAATTGAAAATACTCGTAAAATGATAGGAGAATAGAAATGAAAGTAATAAAAATTGAAAAAATGGAATTGGAAGAAATTATAAAAGAAAACAAGCAGAAAAGTGCAAGATTCAGTAAGATTGAATTGCAGAAAGAAAAAGATCAACGGAAGGGAAAAAGGAAAAAGTCAAACTAATGAAAGTCAGATTATATTATCGGCAGGGATGGGACGAAAACGGGGATCTGCATGAAATAAAAACTGCTTCTGTAGCAGAGCTAAGCAATTTCATGAAAAGAAATGGTGGTTCTGTGAATGGTTATAATCAGGGAAGTAGAATGGTTCCAAAAAGCAGATTACAACATTGTATAGACAATGTGAGTATTGAAGATCTGATGACTTTAAAAAAGGAGGAATAAATTATGGAAAAATATTGTTATTCGCTAAATAAAGAAAGATATTTTACAGTCTCTGATAATAAGGAAAAAACTATAAAAGAAGCTTTTGAAACTTTATATTTTGAAAAAAATAAGAATCTAAAACTTGAAGAGAAAATTTGGATAGCTGAGACAGTTGAATACAAAAATATGATACTAGGTGATTATGTAGCCGATACACTCAGTTATGATGCACAGGATTTTGCAGGAGAATATGCAGAGGACTTCATGGCATTAAGCATAGAACATAAAAAAATACTTAATGAAAGACTAGATAGGGTAATAGCGGAATTTCAGAAAGAATTTGGATATGAGCCGGATTTTTTTCGAGTTACAAATGTTGAAGAAATAATAAAATCTAAGTCTGAAATAGAGGATCTGATAGAAATTGAAAATAAATAATTTAACAGCAGAAGATGTAAAGTTTCTGAAAGAACTGAAACATGAATTGAATACACAGTATAACAGAATGACTGCAAATCCAAGATTTTATCAGATACAGCATGATAGATTTGTTCCGTCAATTGATGGAGATGGAAACTATTTTGAAGCATTCTATGATGGAGAAAGTCTTGGAATATACGAATACGATGATAAAGGTTTGGAAGAACTTAAAGATACATTGTTTGCTTACTATGAGAATGCAGGAGAAATCAATTCGTTAACTTTAGATTCACTAGATAATGATTTACTAGAATTGAAATGTTACGGTGGAGATTATGAGCATGTATATGTGAATGCTTTCTTAACTGAAAGGGCCTGCAAAGAACACATAGAAGCAAACAGACATCATTACCGAAATCCAGTTGATTATCTGAGCTATGGTTTTAGAAATCCTGAACTGGAGAAAGTTTTGGAGATATTATCAAAAATAGAAATTATGGAGGACTAATGAATGATTTTAATCTTAAAAATATAAAATCAGAGTTCAAAAATAAAGGAATTTTCTATACTCCGCCTGAACTGGGAGAATATCTGAAAAGTCTTATAGACATTGAATACGATGAAGTATATGATCCGACTTGTGGACATGGTTCATTGTTGTCAGTATTTCCAGACAATATCAAAAAATATGGACAAGAAATAAATGATTTTGCTTTAAATTCTGCGAAAGAAAGTCTTGTGAATTTTATTGGAAAAATTGGAGATACAATTCAGGAAGATAAATTCAAGGGCAAAAAATTTCGAACAATAGTTGCAAATCCTCCGTTTAGTATAAAGTATGAGCTAACAGAAAATTTAAAGACGGATGAAAGATTTAGAGAAATGCCAGTCTTTGCTCCTGAAAGTAAGGCAGATTATATGTTTATCTTTCATATTTTAGCAAAGCTGAAAGATGATGGAGTGGCAGTTGTATTAAATTTTCCAGGTATAGCATATAGAAAGAATCGGGAAAAAGATTTGAGGCAGTATCTGATTGAAAAAAATTATATTGATACAGTTATTCATGTTGAAGGAAATAAATTTACAGATACGAAGATTGCAACATTGGTATTTATTCTTAGAAAAAATAAAAAAACTAAAGATATACGAATGATAGATTCGGAAAATGAATTGGAAAGATTTGTTAGTTTTGAAGAAATCAGAGAAAATGATTTTAATTTAAGTATAAGTACTTATCTTGTAAAAGAAGAAGAAAAACAAGAAATAGATGAAACTTTGCTGAATGATGAAATTGAACAGGTTGAATTTGAAAATTTTAAGAAGGGCCTGAGAACAGATTTATTTCTGAAAATGGAATTTGGAGCAAAAATAGATATTGAAGGCAAAATAAAAAGACGTAAGAGGTTTTTAAGAGATTTTGAAAAGGAATTTATGGAAGCAGAAAAAACAGGAATTGTGAGATATAAAGCTGAGGAATTAAAATTATTTTAGAGAGGGAAATTATGAAAAAAGATATTGTGGAAATATACAAGGAATGCGGGAATTTCCATCAGGCAGTAAAGGAAAGTGGATTACCTACATTAGTGGCACATATAAAACTGTTATCAAGTGGTGTATTAAAAATACAGGATAAAATAAAATATGGAAGTGAAAGTGCAAGACTCGGAGGAAAAGCAGAAGAATATTTTCAGAAACTTGTGCCTGGAGCAGTAGATGCTAACAAGTACTGGCAAGTAAATAATCCAAAATATGATTTTATGTATAAAAATATAACAATAGATGTGAAATTCAGTTCATGTTATAAAAGTCATAGAAATGAGGAATCAAAAGCAAGACACTGGACCGCAAGATGTAACGGAAGAGCTGATTTATATGTAATTTTTTTAGAAAATGAAAAAAATAGAAATAAGGATGATAAATTGGAAAACTCTTACATATTACTAATTCCAAATGGATTTTTGCATACTAAAGAAAACAAACATTTTACAAAAAGTTCAGCATTTTTTACAGATTTTCAGGTGAAAAAAGAGGAACTTAATGCAATGTTAGATGAATATGCAGGAGCATTAGAATAATAAAAACACTAGGAGGAATAAAATGGTATTAGATTATTTAGAAAAAGTAGAATGCAAAGGGAAAATAGTGAGGGGTAAAATATATAACTATGAGGTTTACTTATTGGCCAAAGATGTTGCAGATCTGTTTGGCTATAAAAGTACCAAAAATGTTGTAAATAAAAAAGTCAGCAAAGAAAATATAATCAAATTCCCTATTGATGGAGTGAATGGAAATCAATACAATTTGATAAATATTAACGGAGTAAATGAACTGGTAAGTGGTGAAATAAAGCTGGTAAATGAAAAAAAGAAAAAGGAAATCATTGAAGTTCTTGAAGGAGTGATTGACTTTTTGCAAAGAAAAAATGATTTTTTGATGGCTGAAAGAAACTTCGTGTGGTTTGAAAGTGAAAAAGAAAAAAGGAAATACATGGAAAAAAATAAAAAACCTTTTTGGAAAAGATTTCTAGGAATATAAGGGGGCCTTACTGATGTCTGTAAAAATGATGAGTAGAGATAATCAGGAACTTATATACTGGTTCATTGATTGTTTTGCATATCATTTAGCAAATAAAGATATAAACAATTTATCCAGTAAGGAGAAAGCAAGAATTTCAGATTATTTCAGATTTCAGGCCAAGGAAAAATTAAAAAAGTTATATATACGGTCAAGTGGAAAGAACTTAGAAAACTACGAGCCTTTCAGAAATTTGAATGAAAAGCTGGAAAAAAAGATAATTGAGGTTCTTGAAAAGAAATACACAAATAAGAATAAATCAAAAATAATCCTGGATTCTTTGATGAAGTTTGTGATTGAAGAAATGCAGCTCTTATTGGTAAAGCTGGAAGGAACTTTCAGCCTTGCTTTAAAGCTGGTAACAAATCAGGAGGCTGTAGAGTTTACTAATTTCTTGTTTGATTACTTCATGGATAAAGAAATTCCAATGTGGAATCAAATTCATGAACTTTATAAAAAACAGAATAACCGAAAATGGGTCTATTGGATGTTAAAAAGAAAGATATGTGTAATAACTGGAAAGCCAAATGCCCAGTTGGCACATATTTCAAAATCTGCGGGAGCCTTAGGGGGATACCGTTTTGATGAAGGAATTGGAAACTCTTATCTTCCGCTTTCTCCGGAATGGCATCTGGGAGTGGATCATGGTGTAGGTGGCGGAAGGAAAAAATTAATGGCAAAGCTTAGGGAAATCTATGTTGAGCCATTTGAAATAAAAACTGCTGAAGAGGTAAAGGAACTAAAGAAAGTTTATCCAGGACATTTTAGAGCCTTTAAGGAGAAAAAATAAAATTTCAATCGTTTTTCTGGTGTTAGCAAAACGATGGAAAGGAAAAGAATGAGACACTGGACAAAAGAAGAAATGACTTATTTGGAAGAAAAATATAAGGATAAAATTATAGATGATATTATATCAACTCATATTGGAATAGGTCTTTTTGTAAACTACTCAGAGACAAAAGTAAAATTACCTGATTTTACAGCATCTTATGTAGTATGGCAGATAACTATAAATAATGTAAAATATGAAATAAAGAGCTCATTGTTAAGTAGATTGATAGAAATAAAAATAATAATGCGAGAAACCGCGAGAGAACTTTTAAGGAAATGTCAAGTTTTTACTTGACAAAATCATATATAGAATATATAATCTTGGTATGATAAAGACTCTATCACACGCGCAATTTTATTGCAGTGGACCAGGATAGGGTTGTTTTTTTATTTATAGGAGTTTTATATGAATGATATTGAAAAAATAGCGATAAATACAAGAAGTAATGTTGTAAAGAAACCAACAACAATAGAAGAACAGATAGAATTGTTAAAAAGTAGGGATGTTGTTATAGAGAATCTTGATTTTGCAAAAAGCTTTTTAAGAATTTATAATTATTATTTTATTGCTGGATATCTTCACCCTTATAAAACAACTGATAATAAATATAAAGATATAAGTTTTAACAAGATAGCAATTCAAATAAGATTTGATATGAGATTAAGAGAAATATGTATGTATGTTTTAGATATTATTGAGAAAGGATTAAAAACAATAATTGCCTATGAATTTTCTCATAATTATGAAAATGGGAATATAGCCTATGCTTATTCTTTATATTTTCCAAATAATGAAGATAAACATACTAGATTAATGAGACACTATAATGTTTCATTGAATAATAATAAGGAATTGCCCTATGTAAAACATAATATGAAAACTTATGGAATTTTACCTACTTGGGTTGCTATAGAATTATTTACTCTTGGAAATATAGAGAAATTTTTCTCTATGTTAGATACTAATACTAAGAAAAAAATAGAGAGTATTATAGGTTTTCCCAAAAATAAAATTCAAAATTGGATTGAGAACTTAAGAATATTTAGGAATATGGTAGCTCATAATCAAAGACTGTATAACTTTTCTATTTTGTCAATGCCAAAAAAGGCAAAAGAATATAATCAACAAACTGGAAAGATATTTGATTATGTAATTGTAATGAAATATTTATTTTTAGATACTGAGGATTGGAATACTTATGTTTTACGAAGATTTGAGTATATTTTTGATGATTTTAAAGATAATATCGATTTAAAATGTATTGGTTTTCCAGATGATTGGAAAAATATTTTAACTAAATAAAAATAAAAAATAATGAGGAAAAAAAGATGAATATACTGGAATTAACAGCAGATGAAGTGAAAAGATTTTTTTTAGAGCATGAAAATTATTTTTCTTTAAAGTTACCAGACTATATAAACTTTCAAGAACTTCTAGATAAACTATCTGTTGAAATGGGAGAAGAAATTTACACAAGTATTTTAGAAAAAGACACTCTACCAGATAATTATGACGATATTAATTATACACTTTATAATAATAAAGATGGTAATTATGATTGGAGACCATTTCAAATAATAAATCCAGTAATTTATATTTCATTGATAAATATTTTGTCAAAGAAAGATAATTGGGATGAAATTTTAAAAAGATTTAAAGAGATAGACAAGATTTCTGTTATAAAATGTGAAAGTATTCCTGTGGTTGAAGAGGAGAAAGAAAAAATTTTAAACAAACAATCTTCTCAAATATTGAGTTGGTGGGATAAAATAGAGCAAAATTCAATAAAACTTTCTTTGGAATATAATTATATATTTAAAACAGATATAGTAAATTGTTATTCAGAAATATATACTCATTCTATTGTTTGGGCTTTACATACTAAAAAAGTTGCAAAAGAAAAAAGAAAAGATAATAA